TCTATACCCTTATACTCATCTAGGTATTCAATCGCTTCTTCTTCTACTTCTTCCTTAGTCTGATTCAGCACTATAGGTTTGCATAATTTTACTAAAGGTCTCAAGTTTAATGATCCTAAGCCCCCTGTCATCAACAAGAAAACCCCCCACTTTCTGCAGACAAACCTCAACATATTCAAGGGCCGATTCTAAAGAATCAAAAGTTTCTTTGGGAAATAAACCCCGAGAAGCAATATGACGCCAGGCAAGAGCATAGTCCCTACCATTTTCTGTAAAATAGATATGATATTCGATTGATTTGACAGACATTTTAGATCCTTTGCGGATACCTGACCTCAAGTATCAAGGTCAGGTATTTTTATAGGGGGAGAGATAAGATTCTAGATTTAGTTCAATTCAGTCATCAGATCGAAGGTACCCATCATCTGCATAGTAGCAGTGAAGAGAGATTCCTGTTTGGAAACGATTCGAGTAACAGCCCGTCGTTCATCTTCGTCCTTAAGATCTTCTTGTGACAAAGGATTGGTGATAGCATTCAGGACATCGAGTCCTCTAATCCTGCGATTTAAACCATCCGCCATCATTTGCATTTGAATAGCATACTCCCGCAAATACCAATTGGGAAGCCGATTAAAGGTTGCTGCTGTTTTGGCAAGGAAACCTGGAATTCTAATCAACCCAGGTCCATCAGCATCATCGGGTGTCAAAAAATTTCGATTGATGAAGGTGTGAAGTCTTCCCGCAGCCTCTGGGGAACCAAAATCAGGACCCATAATCCTTGTGTCGTTTTCAGTGAAACCCTGCCAACCATTTACTGAATTGATGACGGAGTTATCATTGAAAGATTTGTGTCCAATCCGAAGACGACCAAAATCCATTACCTTGGCAGTGAGGCCATTATCACAAATGCTTCGATGAAGTGCATGTGAATAAACCAAGGATTGACGTGGACTAATACCCCCGTCTACAATAAGAGATTCACTCAGATAACGAACTCCGTCATCATCCCGATCGGTTACTTGGCCCCACCAGATATTATGATCCCATTGAATAGGGTCAGGAATACGAGAACTACCCTCCTGAACCAGAATAGCCCGATAATCTCGAGATGAACCATAGAATCTCTGAAGTTTCCAACCATTCTCCAGAACAGGGGCCAAGGCCCGGGCTGGATCAACAGGACGGACCAAACGATTGGATGTACCGAGTAGTGTAGGAGGTTCTTCTGAACCATCCTCCAGAAAGGAATAGGAATAATGCTCTTCACCCTCATATTCCTCTACGACAATTTCACCCCATGGTTGAGAATTGCCTTCCCTGTCAACAGTATTTACTCGCTGAGGTTCACCAATTACCTGAACAGTTCGTTTCGACATTCTGTGTCTCCTTGTGTAATTTATCAGGATATAGATGATGTTATAATATATAGCAAGAAATTCTGATTTTTATATTAAATGATATCCATGAATACTTTTACTTACTTCCTTGAAACTTTCACATGTTTTCCAGGATGTAATAAAATTGCCAAAGCTTTAACTGTCAGAGTATATCGGTAATGAGGAGAATATTTTTTCCAACCTTCCTCATCAACTATAGGACTTTTACGAATTAAATCTTCAACTATTAGTCTATCTATGTCTATTTCTCCCCTCCAATCTGTAAAATGTAACCAAACATAGAGAGAATGGATATCCTTATCGATAAGATCTGTAAAACCTAATAATTCAGAAAAAAGAGATAAAGAAATTTCTAGGTCAGGATGTTCATTGCTATGTTTATGAGCTATTACATCTACTAATTCATAAAATTTTGAATTTGTCATTTTAAGTCCTCCTTTACAAATCATATAGCAAGATACTATAATCTGATCAAGGGCCGTTGTTGCTAAGAGAGAATACTATGGACTATAGAGAATGGTTAAATCAAAATAGAGATGATCTTCCTGATGAAATAGAAAGAAAAGAAGAAGAAACAGATGATCAATTTCTAGGTTTTAATCACTATTTGTTATTAGGAAGAAAGAGAACACTCAGACGTGCTTATTATAATTATAGTATAGATAAAGGAAACATAACCAGAGAAGAAACATCCTATAGCTCAGATCTTAGAGTAGGAAAGAATTTTAAATCATGGTCATCTAGTTACAAATGGATAGAAAGAGCAAGAGCTTTAGATGATTGGATCAGTGCTAAGAATCTTCATCAACTTATAGAAAGACAAGATGTTGTTGAATCTAATTCTTGGGCAGACTATCAAATGCTTAGACAAAGAATCATAGATAGTTTAATAGTACAAGAAGAGGGAACATTAAGTCCCAGAGAATTAAAAGAATTAGGTATGGCATTGAAATATGCTGATGAAATAGGTAGAAAGACTGCAGGACTTCCCAGTACTATTACTCAATCTGCTGTAGCTAGAGAAAGAGAACTCAATAGTAGAGCACAAGAAGTATCTGTTGATGAACTAGAAGCTATTCATAGCAAGGCTGAAGGAGAATTAAATGAATGGAATAAAGAAAGAAGAGATAGATCTAGAGAAAATTCAGATAGAGTGGAAGAAGTGTAAAGAGAGTTGTTTATATTTCATTATTACCTATGTTAAAATTTATGATTCTGTTGAAGGAGACTGGATAGATTTTGATCTCTGGCCTGCTCAAGAAGAAGCATTGAATGCTGTACTCAATAATCTCTGGATAGTTATTCTGAAAGCTAGACAACTAGGTCTGACATGGTTATGTTTAGCTATTGGTTTATGGTTAGCTCTTTTTCATCCTATCTCTATTATTCTTATCTTTTCTAGAAGAGATGATGAGGCCAAATATCTGATTTCTGATGAACGTCTAAAAGGTATGTACAAAAGACTACCTTCATGGATGCAAGCTAAAGAGATACTTCGAGATAGTTCTCATGAATTCAAACTTTCTAATGGTTCTGTTTTTTATGCGTTTCCTACAACGGCTGGAGATAGTTATACAGCATCTTTAGTAATTGTAGATGAAGCAGATCTTATTCCGGATCTTGGTAGTCTCATGAGGGCAGTTAAACCTACGATTGATGCTGGAAATAGAATTGTTCTTGTATCTAGAGCAGATAAAGATAATCCTCAATCTGTTTTTAAAAACATTTATCGTAATGCTAGATTGAAAAAGAATAATTGGTCTCCAGTTTTTCTTCCCTGGTATGTTCGTTTAGATCGGGATCAACAATGGTATGAAGATCAAAAGATAGATATTTTAACAAGAACAGGTTATATAGACGATCTCCATGAGCAATACCCTAAAACGGAAGCTGAAGCATTAGCTGGAAGTGTTAGAAATAAAAGAATTCCCCCTCTGTGGCTTGAAGCTTGTTATGAGCCTCAAGATCGTATTCCTTTAACTTTTATTTCAGAGGCTCCTGCTATACCTGATCTTTCTATCTTCAAGGTTCCAGAACCAGAATTAAATTATGTAGTAGGGGGAGATCCAGCGGAAGGTAACCCCAACAGTAATGATTCATGCGCCATTGTTCTTTGCAAAGAAACAGGAGAACAAGTAGCTATTTTTGCAGGTCAACATGAACCCAACATCTTTGCTGATTACATGGACCAATTGGCTCTCTTCTTCAACAAAGCACCTATTCTGGTAGAGAGAAATCATCATGGCCATACTGTTATTTCATGGTTTGAAAATAATGGCCAATCAGATTTAACTGAAGGTCCAGATAAAAAATTGGGCTGGTTAAGTACTCGACCCGGTAAAGTCTCTTTGTATGATGATACAGCTGAAGCAGCTAAAAATCAGTGGATGATTATCCATGATGAAGACACATTCACTCAGCTTAGAAATATAGAGGGAAATACTCTTAAGGCACCTAAACACGATCTTGATGACAAGGCCGATGCCTTTGCTTTAGCAATGAAAGCTATTCTCATTTCTGGGAGTTTTACGGAAATGCGTCAAGGGCATGTTGCTTGGAACTATCGAGAAATCAATCAGAGTGCACGTGCACTTGGCAGAAAAGAAAAAGATACGATACATAGGATTGCAACTAAGGCTCCTAGTCGAAGAAGAAGATACAGGAGAATGACATGATAAAATTTATTCGTGAGTTGATTGGTCAAGGTCAACGAATTGTTAGAAAATTCGAGGTAAGGTTTAGACTCTCTAGCCGGCAAAGTGTTTCCCAGGATATTGGAAATGTTGCCTATGACTATTGGGACCGAGCTTATCATGCAAAGGTAGAAGGTCTTGAACTTTCAGGATTGTTGATCAAACCTTTGGTCAATAAAATTGCTGCATGGGCTCTGGGAACTCCTCCTCGTGTTGAATTGGGTAACCGAGAAAAGAATAAGTTTGTGGCTAGATGGTTAGAGACTAACCTGAATCAATTGATAAAAGGTTATAAATCTAGTCTAAAACTTGGAGATGGTTACATCTTCATTAACCCAGATCTTACCTTATCCGTTATTTCGCCTCAGAATGTTTTTCCAATTGTTGATCCTAACGATTTTTCATCCATCATTGGTTGGACGATTGTTAGAGAATTCAAGAATCCCATAGATCTTAATAGCGTTCAAATGATCAAGGAAGTTCTTACACATGAAAAAGGAAGATACTTCAGAGTAAGAACAATTACAGATGAAAGGGATAATGAACTCAGTCGAGAAGTCTTTTCTCTTCCTCTTCGCCAAATTCCCCTATTTCATATCTCAAATAATCCCTCCGAGAATGAGAGATTTGGTAGACCAGAAGCAGAAATGCTAGTTGAATTGCTTCATCGTTATGGTGAAGCTATTGATGCAGCTTTAGATGGAAATCTTCGTCAAGGCCGTCCAACTCCCGTCTTTTCTGGATTAGGTTCATCTAAAGAATTAGATGCTTTCTGGACACGTCATAGTACTCGTGTCAATCGAGAACTCGATGATGGTACAACTGAAACATATGATGTCATTGATTTTGATGCTGACAGGGCAGTGACATTGGGAGGTGATGCAAAATTTAGCTGGGCTTCTCCCGGAAGTGCCAGTAGTGATACTGAAACCCTTTTGGGTATTCTCTTTTATTTATATGTTCAACACTCAGAAATGCCAGAGTGGGTCTTGGGAAATGCTATCACGGGTTCTAGAGCATCTGCTGAGGTTCAGGTTGATCCCCTTGTTCGATTCATTACGATGAAGAGATTGGACATTGAGATGTGGTTCAAACCTCTTATTTCAACACTCATCGAAATGAAGAGTTTATCTGAATTGAAATTTCAATCTTCTACTAAAGAAGAAGAGAAGATGGATATCATTTGGCCCATATTGACACGGAAAGATGGCCAACTCACACTTCAAGCTGTTCAATGGAGTTATGCCCAAAGACTCATCGATAGAGAAACAGCCATCAGTCATTTACCATTAGATATCACTGACCCAGAAGAAGTTCTCGATCAAGCTCTTGACGAAGAAAGACCAGAACTTGCTATACAAAATGATGCTTCACAAGATAAGTCTGGTAAGATAGATAAAGACGATACTTCTAATAATAAAAATGGAAACAAGAATGGTCCAATCAAACAAAAGACTCGAAGTTGAGAAGATTTTGATTTATGCACCAGTAGTAGGCAGAGGAGGTTGTACTTTAGTTTCTAAGAAATTAGCTCGAGCATGGTTAGATCTTGGAAAATCAGTAACTTTTCTGGGTTCTGCTTCGAATGAAATAGGACAAAAGATAGAATGGGATCCACGAGTAAAGATTCTTCAACTAGACCCAGAACCCCACCCCACGGGAGATCGATTATTTTCCTGGTTAAAAACCCATACTCAAATTCATTATGAACATCTAGAGAAAATAGCCCCTGGTTATGATGCTATTTGGTTGCCCATGCCCTGGCATACCATGAGATATATACAGGAATGGGATATTAAAATACCAGTAATAGCATTTCTTCCTGATTTTGCCTATGATTATCTTTCCAATTTAATTTCGCAGAAAGATGTTTATGGTGCAAGAAGGGAAGCATTTAATTTTTCTCGTTGGTGTCATAAAATAGTTCTGTCATCAGATTTTCAAAGAGACTGGGCTATTCAAAAGTATGGGATGAAAAATACTGTACTCATTCGTAAACCTGGTTTTGTACCTGATAATTTTAAATCGGATGAACTCGAAGAAAGTAAATTCAGGGAACGATATAATCTTAACGAAGATTATATTTTAGCAATGCATGTTTATGGGCATAAGGATCCTTTCACTCTTTTGAAGGGATATTCCATGGCTAAAATCATTTTCCCCCAACTTCCAAAACTCGTATTAGCTGGACTTCATTCTGAGTCTTTTTCTCCCAATTATCCAACTCGAGATGTTGCAGCAAGACAAGTACAAAGCCTTATTGTTTCTGCAGATTTAAATTGGGAAGAACATATGCTGTTTTTAGGTTTTATTCCAGAAGAGTTGTTGGGGGGTATGTATCATGGAGCCAAATTTGTAATAGCTCCATCTAAAAGTGAAGGAGGGGTCTCAGGTACTATTTGTGAAGCTGCAGAGTCTAAAACCCCCGTAATTTATTCTAATATACCTGCACATGTTGAAGTTCTTGGGGAAAGCATAGATTCACCTGGTTATCATTTTCAAGTTGGTAATCCCGGAGACTTGTCCCTAGCTATTTGTAAAGCTTATATCAATGAGAAACATTTCAAAAAGACAGCAACTAGATTAAAGGAGTTACTTACTGGTGATTGGTTAGACATTGCCCAACAGTACCTTGATCTCTATCAGTCTAAAGGAGGACAATCATGAGATCTATAAGAAACAGCTCCATTTCCGTGGCGATATTTGGTGCGGGTTCAATGGCCCAAGAACTGATTGGATACATGAGAAGTTATACTGAAGCTGGATTCACTCCCATGGGATGTATTACAGAAAGTCATAAAGATAAAGGAAAGCGAGTCCTTGATGTACAAGTTGTAGGAAACGATGGAGATTTTAGAAGAGTTGGAGTTGTAGGCGTAATTGCTGTAGGAAATCCTACTCTACGAGAAAAAATCTATAGTGCAAATCCCAATATGATCTGGGCACACGATTTTTCCTTTACAAATTATTCGGGATTTGATACAATACTGGGTGAAGGGTCTGTAGTTGCTCCAAATACTGTTCTCACAGTAAAAGTAAAAATAGGGATTCACTGTTACCTTCACATTGGTAGTATCATTAATCACAATGTTGAGATTGGTAATTTTTCTGTCGTGAGTCCAGGTGCTGTTTTATTGGGTGGCGTAAAGATCGGTGAAAGAGTTCTCATCGGTGCTAATGCAACTATTTTACCAGATCTTTTTGTAGGAGATGGAGCCATCATTGGAGCTGGTGCTGTCGTAACAAAAAATATCCTTGCTGGCTCTATTGTTATTGGTAATCCTGCAGACGACATCCAGAAGACGGAATAATCATGAAAATCCCTCTGGCGGATGTTTCTACAACAGAAAGTGAAATAAGCCAAGTTAGAGATGCATTGAATCGAGGCATGATTTCTGGAACAGGTCCTCACGTCAAATTATTTGAAGACTTGCTTTCACAAACTGTGGGAAGAAAATATGCCCTAGCAACTAATAGTGGAACAATGGCCCTAGTGGTACTCCTTCAGGCTTTAGGTATTGGGTCTGGAGATAAAGTGCTAGTGTCCTCCTTTACATTTGTGGCTCCTGCAGCGGCTTGCCGATTAGTGGGAGCCACACCTGTATTGGTGGATATCGATAAAGAAAGCTGGACGATAGACCCGAAGAAAGCTGAGGAAGTAATCCATCGGTTAGATGGAAAAGTTAAAGCCATTATCTCAGTGGATTTTTCGGGTCATCCAGCTAATTATGATGCCTTATACAATTTATGTCAGAAGTTCGGGTTATTGTTAGTAGAAGATGCAGCTCAGGCTCATGGATCTAAATTTCGTAGTAAAGGCAAAGAACTTCTTCAGACAAGCTGTGGGAGTTTTGGACATGGCTCAATCTTTAGTTTCTTTGCCAATAAAACTATTACATGTGGAGAAGGCGGAGCTATTCTTGTAGATGATGAAGCTCTGGCCAATGAGTGTCGATTAATAATGAATCATGGCATGGACGCCAGAATGCCTTATCACCATACACGCATTGGAAGGAATGGTAGATTAGGTAATCTTCAGGCAGCTTTTGGTTGTGGTCAGATGTTTCGATGGGCTGAACTAATCACGGGAAAAGTCAATACCATCGCCCATTACATCAATAAGCTTTCTGGATTACCAGGTCTTCTCCCCCGTACAACTAGTACGAGTTACGATATCGATATGGTGCCTTGGTTAATGACATTATTCGTAGATGCTGAAACAGCAGGTATGTCAGCACGACAACTTACATGGAGATTACAAGAAAGAGGAATTGATAGCAGAATGACATTTTCTCCTCTTCATCATCCTCCTCAGAATCACTTTTACGGGGGTGGCAATTTACATGTTGCAGAACACATCAGTGAAAATACTCTCTGGCTTCCTACCCATCAATTAATGTCAGAAGAAATTATCGACCATGTTTGTCAACAAATCCGGGAGATACTCATAAATGGATAAAGAAAAACACAAGATTATCAAGCAACACAGAGTACTCCCTCTGGCTAGGGAATTCTTAGAAGCAATCGATTTTACTCAAGAACCCATAATTCCTTGGCCTGAAGGAGTAAATCGGGATGAATTGAAACGTGCGTTGGATACTACTGAACTCGTAACCTTCACATTACCCATTGGGCAGATAGATGCTTTGTCTGGTAATGGTTTTACCTACAAAGAATCCTCTGTTTTGGGTTTGGTTAGACAAGTCAACCAGAAAAAACCTGAAGGTTTCTGGGGTCATCTTCGAGAGGATGAAATTGGTACAAAATACAGTCCAGCGGCTGTTCGTTGGTTGGCTGCTGAACTTGATGATGAGGGTGTAGCTTGGGGACTTGGAGTAGCCCTGACTGAAACTGCTGGTAGGCATTTTAAATCAGCAAAGGCACTCCAAGCTAGAACGGGAACATCAATCTTTGGCTGGAATGTAGTAGTCGGAGAAGAACTTGATGTTTATGGATATGATCTCATTTCAATTGATTTAGCAAGCTCAGAGAGGGTGGGAATACCCATTACTTCTGCTGAACCTATAGTAAATACAGAAATACAAGGAGATGAAGAAGTGGACAAAGACAAAGATGTTGTAATTCCGGACCTGAAAAAGAAAACAAAGGACGGAAACGAGAGCGGGGCAGATTTTCTACAAGATCAAGTTGATACTCTTCGGCGTCAAGTTAGCGAACTTAGAGCCTATCAAACTGATCTTCAAGTAGCAAAAGAACTTCTGGCTTTGGGAAGTGATGATGATCTGGCAACAGGGATTCGTCAACTTCAACGTGAACGTTCTACTTATGCCAGTGAAAATCAGACCTTGCTGGCCAATCACATTACTGCTGAATTGGAACGTGTTATCAAGCTTGAATCAGTTAGGCCTCTCGTTCTTTCTCTGATTATGTCTAAGAAACCTGCAACAACAGCAGAAGTTGCTCAGGCTATCGTTGATATCACTGATTCACCTGAAGTAAAGACTCTTCTGGAGGGCCAGCGAGAGACAGAAGGTGGGCCTGAATTAGGTGAAGATAATAACCACGAAAAGAAAAAGGGCGATGCAAAACATGACATGGGGAAATTCATGAAGGATCGCCCAGTAGTTCAAAATGAAGGGAGTAAATAATGGCCGCTGGTGAGAATAGTTATTTCGAATCAGATGGTAAAGCTCTTCACGTGGCTCTTACGGCTACAGTAGCAAAAAGCCGTGTGGTTGTCGTTGAGAGTTGGTTGGGTATCGCTGCTAATGATGGTGTTAGTGGAGATACTATCGCGATGACAGTAGATGGCCGGGAATATCAATTTGAAGTCCCAGCTGCTTTGGCTGTTGCAAAGGGTGCTGTTGTTTATATCGACATCGCTGATCTCACGGGTCACTATCCTGATGATGCAGCTTGGAATACAGATGGCACTGGTACGACCCCTATTCGTTTATTCAAGGCAACAATGGCAAAGGATGCAAACGACTTCGTGACCGGTATTATGTTCAAAGACCAGCTCTAGGAGATTACCCATGCTTAAGATTTTCGCTAAAGAATCACTCGCAAAAGAAACACCAAAATGGGGCTTCAAGGACGGGTTTGATATCCGCGATGAACTTCAAGTTGTCGAACAAACCAAACAGGGTACAGTTGTCGAATTCATTGGTACCGGCGATTTTGCTTCTGCTTGGGTTGAACGCCAACGTTTCGAAGTGGATGCAGGCCGGGACGAAGAGCCTATTCTCTATACCCCTCTCTATAATGTAGTCGAAGATTCCTCACTTCCTAGGAACGTTACAGTTTACAGGCTGGGGCCTGGAGCTGTTGTTTTTGAAGAAGTAATGGAAGGCGGTGAAGTTAAGTTCGTCACCGTGGGTGAGAGTTCATTCTCGGTACCCATTCGTCATTATGCTACGGGGTTAGAATACAGTAAAGATCTCGTTATTTATAATGAGCTCTGGGGCATTCCTATTGTTGAAAGACAAGCAGGAATCGCATGGAACGCTATTCTCAATAATATTCATCTCTCACCCATTATTGATGCCACTTATGCTGCAGCTAATCAAACTGCTGCATCTGCTGCAGGTGCTACTCTGGTTGAGAATTATCTTCGCACGATTGAAGATGCTATTACCAATTCAATCGCAGATACAACTAATCCCCGCCGTGGACCCTACACATTGCTTGTTTCTACATCCGATCTCTTTTTGATCGAACGAGCTTTGAGACGGGTACCTCAGCAGGGATTTGATCTTCAATCATCCGCCCTTTCTCGTATCCGTAATATCATCGCCTATGATGGTTGGACAGGTTCACGAGGAAACTTTACAACAACCTACTCTGGAGTAACTGCTGGCACTGCCTATCTAGTTGACCAGGCTTTCCGGGATCGTAACTTTGGTTCCTTTGTTAAACAAGGTCTACAACGAGGTGGTGGGAATCCTGATGTTAGTCGCTTCATCCTGGAACAAGTAATCTGGGACGCTTATCTCGGTGTTCATGCAGATGTTATCCCGGCAACTGAAGAAATCACCTGGCCGACATAAAACGCTAGGAGATAATCGATGCTTAGAAACGTCAATGACCCAGTTGTCAGAATATCAACTACGATTGCAGCTGCGGCTGCAGTTAGTGGTTCCATTAGCCTTCTGGGGCGAGGTCCACGAGGAGTTGCAGTCCAGGTACCTAGTGCTTGGACTGCTGCAGATCTTGCCATGGAAGTAAGTGAAGATGGAACTACTTGGGTTCATGTTAGAGATGAGATTGGTGCTATTGTCCGTATCATCTCTATTCAAACCAGTGAAGCTGGGATTTATCTGTTTCCTGCTTCTAGTTGGTATACCGGAGCATTTCCCTTCATGCGTTTAGTTTCACTCAACACAACTTCTGGAACAACTTGGACAATTGTAAATCAAGCCTCTGAAAGATCACTAAAAGTTGTCCTATTAGGTTAAAGCAGGGAGCTAAGGCTCCCTGCACTTTAGGAGAGGGCCGATGACACTACATACACACAGAGGTCTTCAACTTCAGATACCTACAGCACAGGGCCTGAATCATGAAGACTTCTTGCGTTCTCTATCTCTAACAATTCGTCTGAAACTTCAAGAAATAACGGGTGACATTGCGGTAAATAGTTTATATACGATTGCAGAATTTGCTGAACTACTTTCTAATAAAGATTTTAGTGTTTGGACAGATGATGATCCAGATAATTGGTCGGTAGTCGAAGTAGGAGATTCTTCTAGTAATATTACTCAGGCACCCGATGGGTCGTTGAACATCATCTCAGATGGGACTGCAGCTCATGTCCTTCAAACAGTGCTAACTGTTGGAACAGAGTACACAGCTATCATCAAAGTAAGTGAAGTACAGAGTGGAACTATCACTCATGGACTATCAGGAATTTCTCCAAAGCAACAAATCATATCAACACCCGGGACGTTTTCGGTAACATTTGTGGCAGAAAATACTAATTATGTTATTAGTCGCGCATCAGCCTGTGATGTCAAAATAACTGAAGCGAGTGTTCGCAGATCAGGTAATCTATTAGAGAATTCTGACTTCAGTGCATGGACTGCTGATGATCCAGACGATTATACCGTTTTCAATGAATCAGGTGGTGTAGCTGAACTTTCAGAAGTAGCTGCGGGGGAATTCCAGGCTGATGCACCAACACTCGGTGGCAATCATGCTAATTTCTGGACGGCTGATCCCGGTGCAAATCTCTGGATTGAAGAGAATGGCATTCTCACCATTGGTGACACTTACCGTGCTGAGGTAGATGTCAATGGGATTAATACCGGTGGCATGATTCGTATTCATAATAGTAATGCAAATCTGGGGCCAAATCTACTCATTGCGGAAGTGACTGCCCATGATTTTATTGCGGTAGCCACTAATTATGGGTTGAAGCGCCTTGCTGCACCCAATGATGCAACAGTCGCCAGTACTAGTATTGAGAAGGTTGGAGAACTTGATGCACAAATTTCAAGTTCAGGAGTTACCCTTGGTCAGATAGGACAACAAGGAGATAACGAAGCATTTGATTTCACTGGATCAGGAGGTTTCCTAGATATTGTAGATCCAGCCGATCAAATCTCCGAAAAACAAACATTCGAATATATAATCCCTATTAGCCCAGATACTGCAGGAGAAGGACCTGATTTAGGTCACCTTTTTGAATGGGGTAGTGGTGGAGGTTTTTGGTTACGATTTGATAGTGGATTAACTGCCTTCAGAGGAGAGGTTCCAGATAGTATTGCTGGGGGCTCTGTAACAATAACTGATGAGGGTGTTACTGCAGGAATCTGGGCTGTCATTTTTGCTTCATTCCAAGCAGATAAAAATCTTCATCTTTACAGGGGTGATCCTGATGGAACAGTTACAGAACTTAATACAACAACACAAACACCACTTTCAAATTTGGTTGCTTCACAATCGGGTAATACACTTAGATTTATGAATAATGGAGCAGCAAATAGAGCTGTAGATGGAACAGTAGATGAAGTAATAGTGGGAGATCTTCTTACTGATGGAGAAAGAGAACGTTTTACTCGGGGATTTTTTACATCGATTGATGGTGGATATCCCGGTTATGAGGAAGGGTTTTAATGGTTCTCCCAACTAATAGAAGTATAACAAATACCAGAGCAGAGCATGTAACTGATCATAACCTAATTGCTACACTTTTTGGAAAGATTTCTGATGTAACATTTTTTGGGGCGATAGGGGATGGTGTGGCTGATGATACTGTTGCCATCCAAGCTGCACTGGATGATCTGGCAAATGGAGATAATCTACACTTTCCCCCCGGTACTTATAATGTCTCCAGCCCCTTAACTCTTACTAGCATGTCACGAGTTCACATCACGGGCAATGGGGCTACGCTACACGCAACAGCAACGATGAGTAGTATTTTAAGTCTTAACGGGTTTGCCTATTCAGTCGTTGAGGGTCTCTGGTTTGACAGCGATGGTGATGTTACAGTAACAGACATGCTGTATTATCACTGGGATGGCATAGTCGCCCGCAGCAGCACCCGAAATATATTCCGAAACATGCACTGGGAAGGGCGGTTTGTAACTGCATTGCGGATAGGTCAGGCTGCAAGCGGTGTACAAACCGATAACTCATTGTTTGAGAGTCTGGCCATTGGCGGCGGTTGGACAACCGGCGAAGGTACACTATGGCAAGAAGGCATTCATGTTGGTGATGCTGTAAGTGGTAATAATATGTTGCATAATATACGCAACAGCACAATTACCCATTGCGCAGTCGCAGTTTTCATAGACCGGTCACGAATATGTGACCTTGAAAAAATCAGCACCTCATTATGTGGAGTAGATTACGATGTGCAATCGCCCGACTCAGTGCGGATCATGGGTTGTCGTTCAGAAAATGCCGAAATGTTCCTTGAGGCAATCGTTGCTGGAACAACCTTCGGGGCAAAAGTAACTGTCGATAATTGCATCTTCAAACCCGGCAGCAATTTTAATATCGGTGATATCTTTATTGATTTTCGCATCGGCGGCACATTGCATGTAGTTGATACGGTTGTTGCCAGTCTACCAGTGGCGACAATTCCCCTGATACAGACAAACAACGTAGCATCTAAGGCCCGGCAAACTCGCGTACGAGTGGAAGGGTATCGTGTCAGTACCGATACAACAATTACAGGTGGGGATGACCTATTCGATGTTGATGTACGCACCGATATTATCATGCGTGATTTTGAGCGGACAACAGCAGCTGGTGCACTGGTTGATGCCGATGCCATTCAAAGCTATAGTGTAACAGACGGAGTCTAATAACTAGCTAGTGAATTTCAACACGAGATTCCATGGAGACATTATCTAATGGCTACATCATTACCTAATAATAGAGCCATAACAAATACTAGAGCTGAACATGTAGCTGATCATAACCTAATTGCTACACTTTTTGGAAAGATTTCTGATGTAACGTTATTTGGAGCTGTGGGTGACGGGGTCGCAGATGATACATCAGCAATTGATGATGCTATTACCGATGCAGGAGCTGGAGGCATCGTCTTCTTCCCCAGTGGTACTTATCTTATAACAAGTACATTAATTATTAAAACTCATGTGATGAGTTCACCAGACGCTATTATTAATTACACCGGTACAGGAGTTGCCGTTCAGATAGGCGAGGTAGCTTCTGCGATAGATGATGTTGTTGCACAACTACCAAGAATCCAGCGACCAACCAATCGCTGGCATACACCGTCACTTGCCATTGCTTCGGATACAGGACTTCGAATCATCAATTGCAAAAATTGCATTATAGAATTTATTCGTATTCTCGATTATTCCATCGGTGTAGAATGTTTTGGAAGTGACAACGGATTTGCAGACAATGTAGTTCGGGGACAACGGATCCTAAATTGTGCTATTGGACTAAAGTTAGATCGCTTTGGTAGCGGCTGGGTTTCTGAAGCGGTTTATGATATCAAGAAAATCACTGTTGGCGATGGTATCTTATCGGGACGTGTTGTTGGCACACGTGGGGTACAGAAATTGACACCCAACAGCAACAACGTATTCCGGAATATCAATTTTGAAGGTAACCGACTGGAATACGCCATTGAGGTACATGGTAATGGTGGCGTATTTAGCAATTGCCGATTTGAAAGTGCTGATAATGATCTCGATCCCAATAAATTCTTTATTGGTGATGATGCAACAGGTTGGCTTTTTGATAATGGACCTCACCTTGATGATGTAGAGATTGATCTTGAAGCAGGTTATACGGGAACTCATAATCAACGACGTTATATTAACACAACGACAGGTGCTACAGTAGAAGATGCTTTTTAATGGCAAATGGATATAAAGGAAAACAAGATGGCATATCAAGAAATGACGCTAGAAGAACTCAAGTCAGAAGTAAAGAGACTCGAAAATTACAGCAATGAAATATGGCAACGACGTTTAGCATTGAAAGAAGAAATGCTAGAAATTCAAAAGCAGATTGATGAAGTAAACAGGTGGGTAGAAACTAAACGACCTCCTGGTGATCCCAATCTTACACAAAATGTAGGAACATAGGAGAACAATCATGGCTAACGCTTTTTATGCTCTAGGCAGAGGTAATTTCCTAGATGCAAACATTGATTGGTCTGCCAACAATATGAAGTTGGTATTGACTGATGCAGCAGATTATATAAAGAATCTGGCAACTGATAACGATTTGGCAGATGTTACTGGAGCAGGTCGAGTTGCAACTAGTGGTAATCTTGCTTCTAAAACTTCAACAGATGGTACCGCTGATGCAGCAGATGTCGTTCTTTCTACGGTGTCAGGAGACGTCTCTGAGGAAATCGTATTCTATTATGATTCTGCAGTTGAAGCGACCTCATTGCTTATCGCTAATTTTGATACTGCGACGGGCCTGCCAGTAACACCTAACGGTGGCGACATCAATGTTAACTTCAATGCTAGCGGGATTTTCACTCTTTAAGATGGAAATCTTGAAACCCCGTAAACAAGGGACTATCCGCAGAGAAGGGCATCGACTCATTATTCTTTTTGATGGTCAAGCTCTTATGGATATGGACTACGAGGGGGCTATTCAATTAGCCCAAGCATTAATCTATCAAGCTAAACGTATCGAAGAAGAAGTAAAAGCCGAACAGGTAATTGATGACGGGGCATTCGCAGCAAGAACAGGTGCACCTTTTGGATTCACTCAAAATCCAGGAATCATCCAAGAGATCAAAAAGGAAGCAGCCTGGAATACCAAATTACGACGTCATGTCCCCCAATCTAAATACAGAGGAATCCTCTATCCCCCGGTTGTAAAAAGACAAGGAGACAATTGATATGGCAGTTGGACCCACTAAAAAAGTTCAAACAATGATCAATCAAATGGCTCGTGAAATCGAAATCTGTCGTGCTGCCCATGCCAGGATGGTGATAGTTCGAGATTTTTATACGACAGTCAACCCAGACCCAACAGGAACAGCTCTTGAAGGTAATGTAGCAGCAGTAAATACTGCAATCAATTCGTTGGGTACAGAGATAGATACAGTTCTCTGGGATGGAATGATTAGTGCTAAAAGCCCTTCCCACCGAAGTATGGCCATGGAAGAAGATGGTTATATTCCCCCTGAAAGAGGTTAACTATGGCTACTGGTGATAGTCTATTTGCAGTTATAGGGGGTTCTTTCAATCCCGATTCAACCTGTGATTTTACAGACAGAAATGGTAATCCTCTTGCTGCCTTTGATGATACTACATCCGAAGATGCTCGTTATTCTGTTTATATGCCAGAACATTATGATGACGGGGGCTTAACCTTTGAATTAGAGGTTATGGCAGCAACAGCAATAACGGGGGACAGCGATTGGGAAATTGGCATCGAAAGATCACAGGTAGGTACATTAGATCATGATGCCGATTCTTTTGCTGCAAACAATGTCGTAAATGGCACAACTGTACCTGGTACAGCAGGTGTAACCCAACTTATCACGATCACATTCGTAACTGGTGGTGATATGGATGGTTGGGTGGCAGGGGAATGGGCACGTATAAATGTAGGTCGTAATACTGCTGATACTGCCAGTGGTGATATGCAACTACTAGGCGTTGCTTGTCGAGAAACCTAAACCGTGGCTATTCGTACTAATGCAAACACTGAAGGTCTAGAACGCACCTCAGGTGTACTAGACTTTAATAGCCCATACACCTGGATGATTTGGGCCCAACTTGTTGCTGATCAAGATGCGAATTCTACTATTGTTATCCTCAACAATGGAACAACTAGTGGTACTCCTCTCGATTTTATTGGAACCGATTCTAATGGTACCACTTTCATGTTGGCTGTTCTATCGGGAGGTTTTGATCCTCAAACGGGATCAGCCCTTACTATAGGCCAATGGTATAATTTCTGTATGCGGCGTAATGCAGCTGCAGACGCCGATGGTATGATAGATGGTAGTGTCGATGTAACAAGTACACAAGATACAAGTACACGTGCTGCTGTTGCTAATATGACTGTGGCCAGGATCGCCAATAACGAATTTCCAGCAGATCTACGTTTTGGTGCCCAAAAAATCTGGGATGTTTCCCTCTCTGATGCTGAAGTCATCCAAGAAATGGAAACATTTCAGCCCATTCGCACTTCTAATATTTGGCTTTGGTCTGCCAATACTAGTTCTAATAGACTCAAAGACTTTTCTGATAATGATAGAGATTGGACTGAATCAGGCACAACCACGGATGAAGAAGACCCACCAGTTGCTTGGCGTCAGAAACTCTTCCTTTTAGGTCCTCCAGGGGGAGCTGGAGCACAGGATATTACATTAAGTTTATTGGGATCTGATGAGGCCTTCTTTACTCATCAATTGAATCTCAATACAGATTTGCCTCTTCTGGGAAGTAGTGAAGTCTTTCCTACCCATCAGCTAAATCTCAACATCGCTTTAGGTTTGCTGGGGTCTGATGAGGCCTTCTTCACACACACAATCTCTCCAGGAGCTGCCACTGTTACACTTCCTCTTCTAGGAAGTAGTGAAGCCTTTCCGACACATACAATCACAACTGGTCCTGTAACTGTTACATTACCAGAATTAGGATCTAGTGAGGTATTCCCCACTCATCAGCTTAATCTTAACGTCGATTTACCCCTTCTAACATCGAGCGAAGCATTCTTCGATTTTTCACTCAATCATGTAATTGATTTGCCTCTTCTGGGAAGTAGTGAAGTCTTTCCTACTCACCAGTTAAATCTTAACATCAATCTCTCCCTTCTGACTTCAAATGAAGCATTCTTTACTCATACTGTTACAGTAGGTGCAGCAACTGTTACACTTCCTCTTCTGGGAAGTAGTGAGGCATTCTTTACTCATACAATTACTACTGGACCTGTCACTGTTACTCTACCCCTTCTAGTTAGTGATGAAGCATTTTTCACTCATACAATTGAATATGTTATTGATTTACCTTTACTAGGATCAGATGAAGCATTCTTTACTCATCAATTGAATCTTAATATCGATCTAAGTTTATTGGGATCAAGTGAAGTATTTTTCACTCATACAGTTCTCTCTGGTTTAAACATTGAACTGCCTTTACTGGGATCGAGTGAAGCCTTCTTTACTCACACTATTACTACAGGGGTAGTAACAGTTACACTTCCTCTGTTAGGTTCTAGTGAAGCATTCTTTGCCCCTTCAGTTGAACATGTTATCGCCCTTCCCTTGTTGGGAAGTAGTGAGGCGTTCTTTACTCCATCAGTTGAATATGTTATTGCTCTCCCCTTATTGGGAAGTAGTGAGGCATTTTTCACTCATACAGTAACGCCCGGTACGGTAATAATAACTCTTCCTTTACTAGGATCAGATGAAGTATTCTTTACTCATGTCATCACAGTAGGGGCTCTCAATCTTACTCTACCTTTACTTGGTAGTGATGAGGAATTTTTTACACATACAGTTACACCAGGTGCAGTAACTGTAACACTAGACCTGCTTCCCTCTAGTGGAGTTTTACACGTACCCCAAGTTAATTTAAACATTAACTTGCCATTACTAGCAAGTAGTGAAGCATTTTTTGCTCCTTCTATCGTAGCTATTAGTGTCATAGAGTTACCTCTATTGACAAGTAGTGAAGCATTCTTCAATCATACAGTTGTCAGGATGCTTCAGGAAGTTACTCTTCCCCTACTGGGATCAAGTGAAGCATTCTTGCTATTTACAGTTACAGGGGGAGCAGCAGTTATTGCAATTGCTACTCCTGAAAGAACTATCATCGTAAAAATTGAAAATCGAATTCTTAATATAGCGGCTGAAAATCGTATCATAATAGTACCACCTGAAGAAAGATTAGTTGAGGAGTAGACTTAATGCCAGTACCCGGAGATATTTTACCTAAAGATCCAGACTCAGATCTGGATTATGTAATGAGTTGGGCTGACTGGCTGCAAACTGGTGAAGGTATTGCGATTAGTACATGGCCAAGTCCTCCCGCAGGTGTAACTACACATGATCTGGCTAATGACACTACTACTGGAACTATTTGGGTTTCAGGCGGAACAGTCGGAGAACTCTATGCTTTCACAAATCGAGTAGTTACAGATTCTTCACCCCCCAGAACAGCAGAGAGAAGTTTTTCTCTATCAATAGTTGAAAGGTAATATCATGAAGTATCGTTATTTTATTCTCATCATTGTTCTTATCTGGTCATTGATTTCAATGAGTAATACTTCTGCTGAAACAATTCAGGAGTGTCTTTTTGAATCTTCTTCACAAATCAATAGGTTGGGAGGCCTTCTTCTTGGAGGAAATTTTATCACAGATACACAAATTTGGTTCAATACAGACTATGTATTAATCTCAGATACAACTAGGATTGATCAAATTCTTTCTCGTGATGATTTAAGAATTTCTTGGGCTTATGTCATGACTGATATTGATGTTAGGCCTATTGTATTTTATGGCTTCCAAAAGAATAATAAGATAATGACTTTCATCGAGATTTTAGGTGATCCAAAGACACCGAATGTTTGGAATCCGCTCACTAGAACTTGGTCAACTTCATGTTTTTTGGATATTTCTGAGAATGTACCTACTTAACTTGTTTACAAAACAAGAAAATATCTTATAATAAGACTGACTCCCTGTAGCAAATTAAGCTAGTTAAAAAAGGAAGATGTAATCATGCCAGTAGGTTTAGTAAAATCTATATTTAGACCTCGTAAAAAGGGACAGATAGTTTTTTACGTACTTCCAGGAGTAAAAACTGTACGACCTGCTATTATCGTAGAAGTAATACATTCAGAATCAGAAGATTTAGTGAATCTCCAAGTTTTTCTAGATGGAGCCAGTGATAAATTAGGCATCAACAAAAGTATACTATACGTAGAAAATGTTTCTTTTTCTCATCATTCAGAAGAAAATACCTGGCATAAACTCTAAAAGTCTAGGAGGACATGGTGAATACGCCAGTGATTAAACCAGTAGTAACTATTTGTACTCCGGATTGGTCTCCAGAAGAATCTTATGGAAGGATCGCAATTCAACTCTCTGATCATTTTTCGAAACAGGGTTATCATGTTAATGAAATGGGAGAGTATCATAGAAAGAAAATTTACATTCCTTCTATGGGAGCTATCTTTCTAGCCTATCCCACCCATTATCGTGATTATGGCCCTCTTCCTTTCATAGGAAAAAAAATAGCTTTAACCATGTTCGAATCAACTCGTTTACCAGAGGGTTGGGTAGATGCACTCAATGAGATGGATTGGGTTATCGCCCCTTCAACATTTGTAAATAAAGTCTTCTTAGATGAAGGAGTTAATCCCGAAAAACTTCTCACTCAGAGACTTGGAATTTCTAAAGCTTTTACAATATATAAAAAACGAAAAGTAACTCACATACATCGTTATTTAGCCTTTATAGATAGAGGTAGAAGAAAAGGTTGGGATACAGCATTTCAAGCATTTCAAATGTTATATAAAAAATATCCGAATTGTCATCTAACTTTAAAAGGTAAGAAGGGGGCTTTGCCCTATGCAATCAAATCAGAAGTTCCAAATACTACTATAGTTGAAACAGATTTTAGTGACAACGAACTGGCTGAGTTCTACGCTCAACATGAAGTCTTGCTGAATCCCAATACGGGTGAAGGTTTTGGTTTCCTGCCTAGAGAATTTGCAGGAACCGGCGGAATCCCTGTCACTACGGATTTCGGGGGAACGGCTGATGGAATCAAATCTTGGGGAATTCCCATTGATTACCAATTAGTATCAGCCTGGCCTTTTCATGATGCTCATCCAGGTTTGGGTGAATGGGCTCAGCCAGATATATTTGATCTTAGTAAAAAATTAGAACATGTACATTTGAATATCCAAGAATATTTGAAAAAAGCTGAGAGTTGGTCTCAACATGTAAAAGATTATTATTCTTGGGAACCACTTTGTCAAATGATTCAGGAGCTTTGGGAAACAGCATGACTACACCTATCAGAAGATCATATTTTAGAAGAAATGTTGGGGACCCAGGTTCTGGAGATGATAGTGCAGTTGATGTTTTTACAAATACAGAAGTTGATGCCTTGTATGGGGAATCTGATATAGATTATGTAAATAATAGTGAAAATGTGAAAAAAATAGCAACTGTAGTTCTGGGTTATGAAGCTTTAATGGCAGATGCTATTAAACAAGTTACATTCCTTCAAAATGATAGTAGAATTGATGCCAGTGATCTTCCCAAGATGATGCTTCGTTGGATGAAATTCTGGCAAGCAAAATTAAATACAGAACTTGAGGGAGATCCTTCTACTAGTGGCAGTGTTAGAACAGGGGTTACTAGAAGAATCCCTTCAAGACAAAAGGAATTCCCAGATGCCTAGATTTGATCGATGGACTGAACTTGATAATCTCAGTAGATATTCTGGTAAACGTGAAGAACACATGGCTTCTATGAATTGGAGAAAAATTCAAGAAAAACCCACTTCTATTATTATTTTTAGGAATGGAGTAGCTCTTGCTGCTCAGGATGTAAGAATTGAAGACAGTAACTTCGGTAATTTTTCCGAAAATCCTCCTCCTGGTTCTGTGGGTGATCAAGACATGATTGTTCTGGGTCTAAAAGGTCATAGAACAAGGGCCGATTTAAATATTCAAAAAGGTGATCGATTCATCGTGAATTCTAAAGAATTTGAGGTCAGAGTAACTATTGATACTAACACGGGTTGGATGCAAGCCCATTGTGATGTATTAAGCTGATGCCTTTTACTTGGATATCCAATCCCCAAATTGTTCTTAAAAATTCTTTCAAGGTAATTACGAGAGAATGGAGAAGAAGGATCTTTGTCATTACTGAAGAGATGGCGATAGAAGTAGAAGAATGGATGAGAACCAATGCTGTTTGGGAAGATAGAACGGGAGCCGCCAGAGCTACTCTCTTTGCTGAAGTAGAAGGTTTACTTCTGAGTTCAGCAATAGCTATTGGTCATGGTGTTCCCTATGGCTTCTGGTTGGAATTTGCTAATCAAGGAAGATTCGCAATTATCGGACCGGCCCTGGATCATTTTGCACCTCGTTTTTATTCAAGAATTCAAGCTGAGATATCAAGGCCAGCATAATGCCTGATTTTGGAGATTGGAGTCAAGAAGTTTTTACGATCTTGAATGATGACGCTACACTGGCAATTACACTTACTGGAGGTGTTTATCTTTTCAGGGATCTACCCGAAGCATTCTCTCGACTTGATTTGCCTGCAGCGTATGATCCATCAACAAACTTTTTAAGACCTATAGCTATTGTAAAAGGTGCTGATGCTGTCCCTTTATTTGCTGCTCGTTCACAGGATAGTAGCAATCGTCATACGGTTGTTAACCAAACAATGCAGATTTGGATTTATGATGCCGTCCATACGGGTTGGGATAACATTTCAATAGCAGCGAGCAGGATTTATGTACTTCTTGAACAAGTAAAACTTACTCAAAGCTGGAATACAGAATTTAGTGGTCAAATTAATTCCAGGAGGGAACCTGATCTACGTGATGCTTCATTCATTCTGCAAGAATACCTAGTCACAGGAAGGTTGTAAAAACCTATGTCAATTTTTGATTTTGGTGCTCTTAGCTATGGTCTAAGAGATTGTAAAGTGGCAATAAACAATCTAGATGGTACATTTGGAACTGCTGTTGATGTTCCTTCTGTCGCCCTCTATGTTGCCAATCTTCAAACAGTAAATGCACAACTTGAGGGAGACGACTCAATTACTGCAACTGCTGCTCGTATCATTTCTGCACAAGTAACATTCAGATTTGGTAGTGCAGATCTAGATCTCCTTGCTATCTTAACTGGACAATCGGTTGATAACTCTGGTACTACTCCAAATCGTCGTCGTCAACTCGATATTTCTGCTTTGAGACTTCCCTACTTTGGAATTTCAGGAAAAGCAGATGCAGAAGAGGGAGCAGGTGATAATCATATCTTTGTTCCCAAAGTTAAAATCACAGAAGGATTCGAGATCAGGCTTGAATACAATACCTTCGCCGCTCCTGAAATCACCGCTGTTGCTGTAGGAGACATCAATTTCCTGGATAGTGGTTCCCTTGCTTCTATCATCCAGGTTGTCCAATACGAAGCACTTACAGCAGTAGCACTACCACCCACTTGATAGTAGTAATCTAATCGTTCCATTAAAGGAGGATGCGATGGTTACACCAGCACAAACATGGAAAAAAGAATACCAAGAAGGTGTCGAAGTCACTCTTGATTCTGGTAAAGTTGTCAGGGTCAGACCCGTTGGTTTCGACACCTTCATCACTTATGGGGGGATTCCTGATCAATTAACTCCCCATGTAGAAGCCCTGTTAAAAGCTCAAAGTACAGGAAAAGCTGCAGAAGAGCTTCTGGGTAATTTGGAAGATTTCCAAGCACAGAATACAATCATCAATCTTTTTTGTATCACCTGTATCATAGAACCCAAATTCTCTCTGGCAGAACCAGGTACAGAAGCAGAAGATGAAGTTTCTATTCATCTACTTTCAGATAGTGAGAAAGTTCAGATCTATACTTTGCTGGGGAGATCAACAGCACAGATCAAGGAATTTTTTCGTAAACAAGAAAAAAGTGTGGAATCTGTACCTGTCAGCAAAGTTGGCAGGCGTAAGACCAAGTGAATTTGTTGGACTTAGAGAATGGGTTCAGCATACATTTGGCTGGGATGATTACTGGGCTTGTCTTCAATTTGATATGGCTGTTACTCATTTTGGAACCCTCATCGAAAACAAACTCAATGAGGTCGATGGCAAGGGAAAAGCTATCTACAAGATTGAACAGATTCTCTGGGATCCAGAAGAAGACAAACATTCCAATACCAGTCATCTAATCAACCGGAAAATACAAGGACTAGTAGGGTCATATGTTCGCAGGAGCTAGTGCAGGCAGTCGTTCTATATTGGGTAGACTCACCATTGATATGAGTGGTGTAGTCGGTGCTCAACGGGTAAATGCTGCTGCTGCCAATTCCTTTAATAGGTCATGGTCACGAACTGGACGTGTAGTTGATCGTTCTGCTCAACAGATGGGTCAATCATTTCGAGGCCTAGCTAATCAAATCCGGTTAACTGAAAGAGCAATGAGTTCATTTGCTCAGACGAGAGTAGGTCGTGATCTAGCCCTCATTGAAAAAACTACGGGTAATATCGCCAATAATTTTAAGCTCATTAGCCTGGGTGCGGGTTTGGCTGCTGGACGTGGCGCCAAAGAAGCCTTTGGTCTCTTCAGAGCTAATGAGCTTCTCGTGGCCATGTCAAAAAATCAAGATCAGGTAAATGAAAGACAAGCACAATTTAGAGCATTAGCTGATAGAACAGGACAATCATATCTCACGATTCTAGAAGCCTCAGAACGATTGCTTCCTACTATCGGTCGTACAAATATTGATCTATCTCAGACATTACTCTTGGCTCAACGTCTTGCTTTAATGGATCCTGCACAGGGTGTTCAGGGTGCTGCAATTGCATTACGTGAAGCATTGGGTGGAGAGGCTCGTTCTCTTGCATTCCGGTTTGAGATACCCAGATTTGAAGTAAGAAAGGCTATCAACGAAGCCCAGGGTGATCCTCAGGCCATGATTGATGCACTCGATCGGTTAATTGATCGGGTAGGTATTTCAAATGAAGCATTTCTAACGATGCAAAAGAATGGCATTAATGTTTTCAACAGGTTAAAGGACACGGTTCGTAATGCCATGGCTGTTGCCTTTACACCTCTTCTTATGGAGATCTTGATTCCAGGTGCAAAAATGATCTCTGATTTTCTTCAAGCGATTATCGATACTAATCCAGAGCTATTGAATTGGGTTGCCCTCATCCTGGTTGGTACAACCGCAATAGCACCTCTACTCTTTGGTCTAAGCAAAGCTATCGGGCTCTTTGTGAGCCTAAAAACTGTTCTTGCAGCTAATGTTTTACTTCTCAAAGGTTTTGTAGCTACAGCAGCCGGAGCAGGAGTTTTAGCCATTGCAGCAGGAATTGGTATTGGAGGTGGCCTTGCTATTGTAAAGGCCTTGGCTGATTCAGGTGCTGAGGGTGGAAGCTTTGAAAGAATTCGACAGGGTGAAAGTGTAGGGGATGTCATTGGTAATACCTTTAAACAACTTCTCCTCCTTGCTATTCAAGCTATTGATGATTTTGGAACAGCCCTAGCCAGAGCTGTTTTTATCATTAGAGCGCTTGGGGATGAAATAGGTACAAGATTGGGTGGAACCTTTGAAGCATTGAGACTACTCATTTTGCAGGCCGGTAATGATTTAGCGATGGCTCTTACTGAACTTTCTATTGGGATTCTAGATTCATTTCCTTTTCTAGGAAATGCAGATGAACAAAGAAATAGTCTAGCCATTCAAGCTGCCTTTGGGGAAGAATTACAAACGAGACTAAGGGAAATCGCATCTATGCCATCTCTAGGTCTTGATAATATTGTAGCTAGAAGTGAAGAAGCATTCCCAAATACGAGAGATCTCACTAGAACTGCAGCAGGGCTTCTCTTCCCTGGATTAATATCTGAAACTGAAGATAATCTATCCTCATTGAATAAATTCTTCAATCAACTTCTTGCAGGATTCCAGAATCATGTCATGGTCTTGAATCAAACAATAGAAGCCATAGCCGAAATCAATGACGAATTCGATAAAGAAATTGAATTACGCAGAAGTAGAAGAGGTCTTGCAGATAAACGAACTGGAGAAAATCTCTCCCTTTCGGAATTTAGAAGAGATAGAGACGAAGCCCGTAAAAATATCAGAGAAATTAATGAATTCAATCGTAGTCAAATAGAAAAAGTGAAAGAAGCAGAAGCTGAGATAAAGAAAGCACGAAAAAAAGCAGGGGAAGACAGACTTCAAAAACTTAGGGAATTCCAATTACAGGAAGTACGACGCCTACAGGATCATCAACGTCGTTTAACTCAAATCAGAGAAGATGCAAGAGTCAGGATACAACGAGCTGCTTCTCAACTTGATGCTGTAGCTGTCTTTGAAGCACGAAATGATAGAAACAGAAGAATAAATGAAGAGAAAACCACCTTCGGAATCCAACAACAGAGACGTCAAACGGATTTTGAAACGGAAATGGCTCTTTTCATTCGACAAAGTGAAGCCAGAATTGCCGCCCTGATTAATGCTGAAGAGAATCGTACGCGGGTTGAAGCGGAACAATTTGCATTACGCAGGGCTTTAGCAATTCAGGATGCAGCATTAAGACGCCAAGATACAGAAGAAGACAGAAGAATTGCTAGAGACCGACTTCTAGAAGATCGAGAAATCGAAGATCAACTACTAGAAGAACAACGTAAGAAAAGTCTCAATAAACTTCGTGAAGATCTTGAAGATCAAAGTGCATCGATCAGGGCAGTTAATAATTCTGTCATTTCTCTGGCATCAACCGCCTCTACATCAATGTTTAAATTTTTCAAAAGTGTAGCAGATGGAGCTCAGAATTTTGGAGACCGGATTGGGAATTTCATTAATGATGTAGGAGGAGCCATAGGTGGAATTGGGAACAACGTCAAAAATACAGTAAATAAATTTTTACCCATTTTTGATTCAGGAGGTACACCCCCTGTGGGAAGTTCATTCCTGTCATTACAACCTGAGCTCATCACTCTTTCACAACCTGCAAGAGTTATGTCCCCACAACAAACACGTTCTATGTTGGGAGGTGGGAGTGGAGGAGGTGGAATCAATCTTACCATCGAAAATCTTTCAATTCCGATTGATGGACTTGGTAATATGAGACCAGAAGATGCAGCAAACGTTGTAAAAGAAGGTCTAGTCCTGGCCCTACAAGATCTTATGGGGAATGGATAATGCCCTATCAAATTGTTGCAGGACATGACAATCCCGGAACCCTAGTTGACCTTACCATTCAACCTCGTTCTAATGGAACATTTACTACTATGCCTGATATCGTATCAGGAGATGGAACAGTTTATGAAGATGGACCTCTCTCGGCCCAATGGATTTACTCGGTTTTGGATGAAACCGAGTATGTAACGATTCTCTCTGAAACAGGTCTTACTTCTGTTAAAAGTGCTCTAGTAACAATAAGAACTCAAAATAATGCCAGAGCATTCGCCAATTATAATGCTGTGATAGTTAGGCCTGGAAAACTTACCTATCATTTTTTCTGGGACAATGTCATCTTCGAATTAAGAAATCTGGAGGCATTATAGATGTCTAAAGTTACATGGATTGGACATCCACTTCATGTAAAATCATATGTCTATTTCTGGGAACCTGATGTGGTTTATCAAGCCCAAATAATGGGTTCCTCTTGGGAATTTCCTCTTACAAATATTTTAACAGACTCTGGTAGCACTCTTCAAGGTAGTATCTTTGATGTAGAAGAGGGCATGACCATCTACATCGGAAGTAGTGCTGGAACTTATGATCTAGGTAGAGTAAGAACTAGAGACATTACTCCCGATGGAACAACCCTTCCCATTGGCAGAACTTCTCGTGGAGCTCGATTTGGAGAACTCAATCCCGCTGCAGGATCCTATATTACTGTTGTTAATCATTTCGATGTTTGGAGTAAAACTCCTTTTATTGATGAAGACGGAGTCATAACAAAAGATGAAATCAGCTTTCGGGCATCTATTGCTCAACCTCCTATTGCACATGCCGGAGAACACAATTGTGGCTTTGTGGATGACGGCACCGCCCTCCTCACAGTTAACTTTGATGCCGTTGATACTACTATCATCCAAAGCGGGGCAGGAGCCCCCGTCTACGCCTGGGACTTTGGTGCCGGTGCAACCCCCGAGACAGCCACTACAGCAACGGTAAGTGGTGTTACATTTCCAGCTGGAAAACCTCGATGGATCAAACTTACTGTTAGTCATAATAGCGTTTCCCATACAACACGACGTGTTATCTATCCTGCAGCCAGAACAGGGGCTGATTCACCAACTACACTAGTAGTAGATAGTTTTACAAGAACACTCAAACCTGAAGGTCAGATAATGAACTTCAGACTAAAATCTGATACGGTCAGTGTACCGGACGGTGCAATGGTCATCTTCATGCAAGAAGAAGATTTCGGTGGTTCCCCTGGTCCTCTTATTGGAGATAGTATTCTTAAATTCATTGGTTATCATGTTGAGGATCCTGCAGAAGTTTCAGCTTCTCGACAAGGCACTGTAACAGAAACTACAATCAGAGCTGAAGATTTTTTACAAAGATCTTCAAAACGACCCGGTTTCTCACAAGTCATTCAAAGGAAAACTTCTCCAAAGAATTGGAATCATTTAAAAGATGCTGATATCGATCGTTACACTCATTACCTTCTCCATTGGCATTCAACACTATCTGAAGTTACTGGTGTTAAACTCTCTGGTTTGGGAAGTACCTATCCCGTAACAACCCTGGGAAGTACTGGTAGTTCTCTCTATTCACAATTAGATAAAATGGCAAGAGCCATTACCCATAGACTCACTTCTAATCACAGAGGCATGATTCAAGTCGTTCAAGACCCAATGAGACAGGATACGATTGATCGTATCAGTACGGTTGTTGTCGATATTGATGAAGCAGACTGGACTGAAGTTCGTTTTATCAAAAGTTATTATCCCAAGGTTCATTGGTTACGATCTTCAGCAATTGTAGCAGATACAACAAAAGTACCGGTAGTCTTTTCCCAATCCCCGGGAGAATCACCAGGTCAAGGTTTAAGTAGTCAAAATCTTGGTCAATTACTAACAACAGGTCAAACCCATCTCAATATCATTACAGGTCATGATTATGCCCGTTTAAATGCTGAATTTGGAATCTTTGATATCACTCTCGCCCATGGCGGAGACATCGGTATTAATCCCGCCGAAATGACCTGGATAAGATCTACTTTAAGTGCAAGTAATCAAACAGAACGTGGCATTAGTTATACTGATGAAAGATTTCTGCCTCTTGAAATAACCTACTCTACCGATACTCTGACGGGTTCACAAAGATGTCGAATTCGGGTAGAACGTGAAGTTGAAGGAACACCCGGCGTTACATATATACCGGATTCATTCGATTTTCCGGGTTTTAACTTTCCAGAACTGAATCTGGGTCTCCCTGACATAACCCTTCCTGAAATAGATCTGGGAGATTTTGCTCTAGAATCAGGTCGTGGTGCTTTTGCCGTATTAACTGATTTAGGTGGACTCTACACAACCACTACATGGAATGATGCAACACCTAGTTGGGCTGGACTTGATTTAACTGAGTATGGTTTTTCAGATACCCCAGTAGATTGGAGTGCCTCACCCCATTCACCATTATATGTAGACAAAGGTGATGAAATTGAAACTCTAATTGCAGGATTGAGTCATCTCTGGCTTGTTAGAGATACACTGGGTCCAAACCTTTCAGTGGAAAAAGTCTTCTCATTCGATAATCAATCCAATCAACGTATGATTGGTTGGTCAAGGGGCAGAGCTAATTGGGCCATTATAGCTTCATGGGATGAAATTTCAGGCCAATTTGTAACATCTACTTGGTCCAAAGATTTACTTAATTGGACACAATCTGTAGTTACCAGTCAAACTCTTACTGGAAGTCTTAATACTGAAGCTTTTTACCCAGGCCTTTGGCTATCACCTTATGACGCTGGTACGGCTATTACAACCGCTTGGTTCAATTCAACAGATAATGATGTAAGCATTGCTGTTTCCTACATCACTCATGATTTTGGTCAAACCTGGAACTTATTCAATCTACCTGATATCAATCCAGATGCAGCATTAGCAGAAACATTACAAATCCCATTTGAATTTTCTATTGGTCATGAAGTAGCATTCTATGGAAGACAATACTACGCTAATCCAAGATATGATTCAAGGCTCTATCGAGCAATTGGATCCCAGATAACAGACATTACTCCTGTCTTTACAGCAGTAGAACATGGACCCTATCATAGTGGAAGATCTTTTGCTGTCTCTGACGCTGATTTTAATCAAATCTATCTTATCGGATGGGATAGTACAGGAGATCAACATAGAGGCGTTTTTATTACGGCTAATGCTGGCTCTGCTACTCCTTCTTGGATTACTCCAGTATCCCCAGTTTCTGCAGTTGCTTGGCATAAAGTTTATGCATCTGCATCCGATAAAGACCTTGCTTTTCTATTGGGAGATAACGGAACCGTCGCATGGATTCCTGATGGAACTAATGACCTTGTAAAGACGGGTGATATGACGCATGGGGACTCGCTAGTGGGTATTATAGCAGGTGATGGTTATAACCCTCCATTAACTCTCCCCTCGCCCTCTATGCGCTCCGTATCAAGTGTTGCAGTATTGGTCGATGGAAATAATCGGATATCCTATAGTGAAGATTTTGAAGCAAGCAATCCTTCTTGGACAGAACTAACAGGGTCATTCTCTGGTAATCCAACTGATGTCGATTTTGATTATAGTAGTACCTATGTAACTAATGATGACGGAACGGGTCAACTCGATCTTTGGATGGTAACACGGGATACTGTTACTGTCAGATGTTATAATGTCACGGATGTCTTGGGAACACCAGGTTTTACATTAGAATGGACATCAACACTTCTTGACAGTGGTTCTGCTATTGATCCCAGAATACATTCCAACAATATCACGAGCAATGATGTGGTAACCATTACATTTGGGGATCAGAATGAAATCAGACACGCTTATTCGGATGATGGAGGAACTACCTGGCAAAATAATAGTAACATCGTTGTAATTGACCCAACTGGCGATTTCTCTAGTGGGGATATTGCATGTGCATCTCGAGATGATGATATTTTCATCCATTCAAACAAAGCCCCAGTCATTACAGGAGATGGAAGTATCCCACTCGATGTTAGAAACGGTCAAGTTCCCTTCTTTGATATCAGAATACAAACAGCTAGTAGTGAACGAACTGAATTTTATTCGCCTTTACCCTATACTGCAGCCAGACTTCTGGGAGGGTCAGCTATTCTTTTAGCTCGACCAGAGATCTCTTCAGCAAGTACTCCTAATCTCTTCTTCGATTATGATACAAATCTCAATTATGATATCATCGATGGCTCTCTTTCCACTGGACTCTCTGGTAATGGCATCAAAGATAATGAAGGTTCTTCAAGTGATATAGAAGTCTGGCATTGGTGGTCTTATCCCGTAAGTCTTACTCGGCAACAAATCAATTGGTTCTTTAATATCGGGCCTCTTGATGATCCCGCAAACATGAGCTTACAATCTCAGCTTTATCTTCTCAATAATTCTCTCGGGATTGATTTTTATCAGGGTTCAGCTTCATTTGATGATGGGGTACCTCCCGATAATGAATGGCAAACAAAGATTCTAACTGAAGATTATGGCCCTGCAAATCTTAATCGAATCAATTCTAGCGGGGGTGGAAGTGGAGATGTCGATATATTCATTGATAATCTCACTCATACTATAGAGTCAGGCATCGATACGCTTACTAATCCTGCACTATTCTTGGTAAGTTCTTATCTTTCTTCTCCAGGAAGTGCCACCTGGTTAAATGTTACTCCCGGTGGAGAAACAGGGTTTGTTCCATTTAAGACCCATGGTATTTCTGTCTCACAAGATAATGACGAAGACCATCTTGCTATAATCGGGAAAGACCTATCAGATACATACGCTCTATCCATATCATCAACCAGAGGCTTGAGTTGGTCACTCATCGGTTTAGCAGATGATACGATTCATGCTTTAACCCATAATCAGAATAAAATCTGTGTCTGGGGTGAAAGTAAACTTGGAGTTAGTGATAATGGAGGGGCAACTTTCTTCGATAAGGTAGGAAGTTATGCTGCAGACGTAGGGGCATTGGGAACCGTAAAAAGAGCGATTGTGAGACTCTAATGGCTGTTAGTAATGATGAGCTTCGTGATCTGTTTATTCAGTTTTTCAAATTTCTTGAAAATCTGACATTTGTCTTTGGACAAATAGGTATCATAGAAGATGGAAGGGATGTTATTTATGTACCCAACAAAAGCCGTCAATATGTTCTTGTTAGAGTCTATCGTACAACTGGTGTAACAGTTGCAGAAGCAATCAATACCAAAGTTTCACCCGAATTTGATCTTTGGGTAAAAATGAAAGAGAATGACGATGGTATTCTCGAAATAATAGATGCAGCAGATCTTCAAGCTCTTGCTTCTACTGCGGGAAATGCCCCCAATCTTTCTGTAAGCCCCCATTCACATAAACTTGGGCTTACGGGTTTAGAAGATTTAGTTGAGGGAAGGAGATTAGAGCCTGGAGGAGTTTACTTCGATGAAGACAGAGGAGGCCTCTGGATTAAAGTCTTCCCTCTTCATCATAGTGGGGGCTATTTCACAGGTGGTAGTATTGAGATGACGCCTTATATGCCAGCACTTACTAACAACAAAAATTGGACTAAAATTGGACTTGATAGAAGTACTAATCTTCTTGAAATCATTAAAGGCCCTGATGTACCTGTTTCTAGTTTGATGTCTGAATCTACAGTTCAAGCGATGACATTCGTAGGATCGGATGTTTTACCTCTTGCTGCAATTGTTCTAAGAGGAGAAGAAATCCAATTTTCACGAAATACTCGTGTTGCTGATCTTCGTTACTGGGGAGGAGGACCTGCTGCGGGTGCAAGCTTTACAGGTTTAGAGCATTTTGAACTCGCGAATGAATTTACTATTCTCGTAACAGGAATAGGTGAAGTCAATTTTGAAGATTTTCTCTTCGAATTCGATACAAATTCTTTTGATAATGAATCTGACACAGATAGAGCAGTGATTAACACAGCAGGAAGGTATTTTGTCTCTGTTCACTATAGTCTAGAAGATAATAGTGGAGGTTCGGGTTGGAGTAACGTGGAAGTAGAAGTTACTAAAAATGTAGCTAATACTCCCCTGTTCGCTCATGAAGGAGCTCAGGATTCCTCAGGAACACCTAACATCATGAACTTTACTTTTCAAAAAATTGTACAACTTGAAGTAGATGATTATCTTCGAGTAAGAGCACAACGAACCGATGGGGTCGATGATGTTAATGTAGACCTTTTTTCATTTAGTGGTATATTGATAGCTCCAAGCTAAAAAAAGGAGATAAAAAAATGAAAGATACATATTTTATGGCAATTCCCAGAACCAGTGGTACACAAGTAATTGTTGAAGTTGCTACACGTCTTCAAATGGAGGGTTTACAACCTCTGATGCAATTCGATCAATTTGCAGCACTTGATCCTGAAGAAAGAGAATCTTTCAAGTTTTATGGGGGTCATTTTTATGACATTTTTTCATTATATGTTCCTAAAGAAGTACAGACTTTTACTCTGTTAAGAGAGCCTATTGCAAGAACCTTCTCTCATTTTAAATATCTAAGTATAACAAATCAGATAGAACATGATAGTTTCTTTGAGTTTTTATCTGATCCAGAATGGAAAGAAATAATGACTAATTTTCAAACTCGTTCTTTCCTTATTAATCGAGATCCCCGTATTATCGGAGGAAGAATAGAAATAGAACCAGATCCAGAAAATATGGTACTGGTAGAAATCATCACGAGAAGCAGATTAATGATGGAAGATCTCCCCGAGCAATTACTTTTTGATCAAGCACTAAATCTAGCTAATTCATTTTTTCTTGTGGGAATCACTGAAGAACACCAAAAAACTATGGAAATCCTTTTTAAACTATTGGGATTAACCTTACCCATCCCTGAAGTGGAACATAGAAACGAAATCTCAGATTCACATAATCCTCTTTGGTTAAAGGATTATGACAAAGCTTTCCAGATTGCTTTAGAAATAACTCTAGTTGATGCAGAATTCTACCAATTCTTTTTAAAGAGGTTATCAAAAATAGATATAGATAAGGTAGAAAAACAAGAGGAGTTATCCGATGTTGAAGTGGTTTGAATCTTTTGTCGAAAGAGTCTTTCATAAAACTCCCACTCGGATCATTATTGGACTCGTGTCAATGCCATTAGCAATAAGTAATATATTAGATCAGACAAGCGGAGTAGCAAATATCGTGGTCAACGTGATGGGTATATCCTCTTCATTGTTTAAGATCACCATGCTTGCTATGTTTATTTCAGGAATTCTTCTAGTATTCTTTCCCTGGAAAGAAAAAAGAGAACCAGAATTTCTTTATACAACCTATGCTCTTTATGTAGCCTTTGTAACAATTGGGTCTTTGTGGTTAGCACTTTCTCAACCTTCTCAGAATACAACAGCGCTTTTCTTCAAGACATCCTCCCAGCAGATTCCTCTGCTTTGGTTCCTATACCGCGAATTAACTTGGCCGGATTAACTTATGTTGCCTATACCTGCTGAAACATCAGATACGATTATTTCGATTATTGGTATCATAACTGTAATTCTTTTAGGAATCGTAGGTGGCTTCCGTAGATACTATAGACCTATCAATGGCTCAAATGGGGAACGAGTCAACCATAAAGAAGGTTATTACCAAAAACTTGAAGAAGTATTTAAACTAAAAATAGAACAAGAACACCAAGAAGAAGAAAATAAAGCTCTAAAAAATGCACTAGAGGTTGCCCAAGACTCTCTTCAAAAAACTAAAACTTCTCTTGAATTAATGAATACAGCAAATACTGCACTAAACGGAAATCACTCTAAAGAAAGAGAAGAATGGGCAGAACGTTATAGAAAACAGACAGAACAATACACCAAGACAATAACAGAATGTGCTGTAGAAACAACTCGTCTAAATCAAGAAATTTCTAAACTTCAGAAAACAGTTTTTGAAGTCAAAAAACAAATTGAATCTTTAACACGAGCAAATGATCTTTTAATAGAAAGAAATAAAGAAATGGAGAAAAAGATGAATGAATTATTGCAAGAAAAACATGAAAAGAAAAAACCAGAATGAGAAACCCTAGTACTGTTTATCTTTCCAATGTAGGTCCACATATAATAGTTGATCGTGGAACAGAAACAGAAATTGCTCGTGTACTTGATCATGTAGCTCTTGTTAAACCCAATTTTATAACAGTCATGGGCGGTGCCCGTTTTACACAAGCTGTAGAAATTGGTCAAGAATTGCTTACAAATGAGAGATTTGATCCCCAACCCCGAATCATCTTAAGAAAATGGCCCGATGATGGCAATTGGAAAAAACCTCAATATAAGGATCCTGACAAATGGTTTGAAGAGAACCAACACTTGATTGAACAGGGCTTTCTTCTCAAAGCCTCTAATGAAGACAATGAAATGGACTTAACCAATATGTCTCATTGGCTCGCCCGTCAAGTTCATTTAGCTGGCAGTATAGGACAAGGGGTTGCAGTAGGAAGTTTTGCTACTGGTAATCCCCATGAGTCCCAATTCTCATTTGATCCCAAAACCCGAAAAGGTCAAATGACCCCTCTAGCAGAAGCTCTTCACATTTGGCATGATTATTCAATCTATGCACCTCATGAATATGTAGCTCTCTCCCATAACCGTACTGCCGGACATCCCTTCAGATATAAACAATTTTGGAACATGTGTGATGCTCTTGAATTAGAAAGACCAACTACAGTCATTGGTGAGCATGGTCTTCTTGTCAATATGGATCCATATAAAGGGTGGAAACTTGTTGATTTCGATGGGGGAAGAGAGTATTACGAATTTCTAAAACCCTTTAATAAACAATGGTATCTACCTCATGGAGTAGATCTTCAAATCTTTTCATATCTGGAATGGGATAAAACACCCTCTATTCATGTTGATGAAGCTTTTATGGTAGCTCTAGAAGTCGATGCAATGGGGAATCAACTCATCAATAGAAGTCCCCAAATAATTAAACAGAAAAAGGAATTACCTGATTATGTAGAAGAACCCGAACCTGAACCAGAGCCGAAACCAGAACCCGATCCAGGTCCACAAGAAAGAATAAAAGAACTTGTTATTAACCTTGATTTTCTTAAAGAGGTAAAGTCAGATAGAATACCCGATGAAATTCGAATTCAGTTTATCTACAAGGAGGAAAATGATGGAAGTGATAGTTCAACCTGAAGAAGCATTCGTTATTCTCTGGAATGCTATTATCGCCATTGGAGCTGGTTATCTTTCAGCACCTATTACAACAGTCCTGACCAACGGGGGGAAACTTATCCCTGGTATCAACAAACTTTCAGCAGTAACATTAAGGGCAGTTATTGCAGTAGTTCTAACTGTTCTTACTTGGGTTTTTACAGCCCTGGGATTACAGATTCAATTTGAAGGTATTGTTGAGATTCTGGGTGTTGTAGGAACTATGTTGTTCCAGACCTTCTTCAATATTCAAGGGTCTGGTAAAGTTCATCAGCAAGGAAGAGCTCTAGGTGATAAACAAATTTTTGGATTTTCCCGCACACCCAATGCTCTCTAAAAAGATGACCCGTCTAGCTGACGGGTCACTCCCCCCTAAAATTCATAAGGTGGGATAAACTTGATATCCTCGTACATTTCTTCTACAGCACTGATAACCAATTCAGCTAGTTCCTGATTATCTTTTATAGCTTTAATTATCGTACAGGATAATACAAAAGCAATTTTTTGTTGATAAACGGGACGTACTTCTCGATGTAAGCCCTCCCACTCTTTCATCGAAATCCAATTAGCCGGATAACTTATCATGAACCTGAAATCAAAGATCTCAGTAATTTGTGTCTCAAGAATATCACAATTTCTATCTTCCAAATACGTTTCTATAAAATCTAATTTTTCTCTAAGTTGATTATTATCATTATTCATTTTTCAAAATCCTTTCCCAATCTACTTCAGATTGATGTAAACTATAACTAGATGATGATGTATTTATCCCCTCTGCAGCATCTCTAGCAGTTACATATGCTAAACGTGAAAATACATTATCTTGGTAAGACTGATGAACAAATGTCAAAGATTTAAGAGCTTTAGCATGATCATAAATAACCCCATACAATGAATCATAGGGATAACTTGCCGTATTAATAAGAAGATTTTTTCTAGAAAAATAGGATTTTAAAGAGAAAGAATCAGAATACATAACAAGATCAATTTCTTCTTTAAGAAAAGAAAGATGTGAAGAGAAATTTAAAGAAGAAACAACACTAGTCAAATCTATTAGGTCTTTACTACTCTGTTTTATTTTTCCAGGAACAATATGCACCCCTCTTACATTTATGATGAGTTCTTTTTTCCAAGGTCTAACCTCAACAGTTGCTATTCCCCCAAAATTCTTTTCTTCATTAAATTTACTCGCTATAAAAAGAAAAATCTTCATCTATTTCCTCTCATTTTATGATATTATATATAGCAAGATAGGAATTCTTGCTATAATAATTGAAAGACCTATTTCCCATCAATGAAAAGGAGCACAAAAGATGTTTGATTCAGTAATTGAGACCATCGTTACCCAACATAATGGAGATACTCTAGAAGACTACGCTAATGATCAATGGAATAACACCCAAGCATTTGAAATGCTGATGGCTTGGTGTGAAACTCATCAGATTATGATCTATCTGAGAATTGGAACACGTAAAAGTGCCAATAAACGGGTAGAATTACGCCACAAGGGCATGAAGGTAGCCTCTGTACAAGAATCATTAGTCTTTGCTATTGCTGAAGCAGTAGCATTAGCATGGTTAGGTGATTTCACTGCAGTAGAAGAAGTGAAAGAAGAAGTAGAAGGCCCTGTTAGCGAAAATGGACAGGAAGACGCGTAGAAAAGCTCAAAGGCTAAAAAGGAAACTACTTCAATTTCAGCCCTCGAGACCGACTTCGTGGAAAATCAGGAAAAAAATGGGTTCAAACTGCTCTATCTATGGCTTAATGGACCCATTTTCAGGCCAGGTTCACTACGTAGGTCGATCTCTAACCCCAAAAAAACGTTATAAAAAACATATGAGGCAGGGGAAAAAACTTTTAGCCTATCTAAAAAGAGGTAATAGACTCATTAGCAAAACAAAAGAAGAATGGATAGCTCATCTCTTGCTAAAAGGTAAGTCACCCACAATGGTTATCATAGAAATAGTTCCTGTTTCCAAAGCACAAATTGCAGAAGATTATTGGTATGATATTTGTCTAGAAGAATTCAACATGCCATTAATGAATAAAATTCGAGCAAAAAGAAAGGCAAGGAAATGAAATGGGAAATAAGTTTTGATGAAGTAATTAAACTCGTCAATGATGTAGAAAAAGCAGAAGAAGAAGGTTGGACCCTCATATTAATAGAAGAAGATCAAGAAATGGGTTCTCCTTTTCATATTGAAATACTGGACAGAGAAAATCGACATGTTCATGCAGCCTGGTATACTGAACCTGATAATCTCAGAAAATGTCTGGTTCATATGGCTCTAATGAAGAAAATTTAAAGGAAAAAAAGATGAGGAAGATCAATATCAATTGGTTTGAAATTGTTTATCTAGCGATTGCAGTTGCCACATTCCAACATACAACCTGGGCAGCAGCCACGGTTTTCGAAGGAGTTGCTCCCACAGATCCTACAGCACTCAATTGGTGGTTTGCTAAAGGAAGTCTATTGGCTATTGCAATAGATATTGGTATGTTGGTAGCTGCTAGAGAATTACGGAAGAGCTGGAATGTTATGATGTTCTTCACATTTGTTACAGCAGCCATTGCCTCTTTCTACACACAAATTCTTTTCTCTCTAGCACATACTGATATATTTGTTTTGGCTTCGGGTGTTTCTACTTACTGGACAGATTTCTTAGATCCTATCATTCAAGCACGAATAATCCTGATTCCAGCAATGTTACCTCTCTTTGCAATTATCTTTACTGTCACCCCTATTGTTTCAGAAAAGACTGAAGAGAAGAAGAAACAAGTAAGAAATGATAAACCCTTTGAATTTCATGGTGCAAGAAAAACATGGAAATTTGCTACAGAAATAGAACGAGATAGACATGCAGAAAAATATGAGAAAAAGAGGAGAAAACAATTAAAGGCACCAGAAGTAATCATTACAAAACCTGTTAATGGCAACAAAAGAAAACGATTAACAAATCCGGAAGAAGTAGAAATTAGAGAATGGAAAGGAAAAATCAAATAATGGAATATTATGATTTTATCTGGACTCCAAATATGTTAACACCTGAACCCGATCATGTCTCTCCTTCCTTTAGCATCGATCATCAAGATGGTAAATCTATTTTGGCTTTTAATGATTCTGTGGAAGAAACAGCTTTTTTTAGTTTTTCAATTAGTGATGAAGTACTTCCCCGTCAATTCAGGAAATTCTTCCATCCACCACCACAGGGGTTATTTCCTTTACAACTTGTTGGAAAAACTCTTAAATCAACTTTGATTTGGAAACCAGAAATTGCTATGGGGGGGTCTTGTCATTGGGCAGCTATTATCGGTCCAGCGAATATCTCAGCTGATGAGTTTCATAAAACTTCCCAAGAAGTTCTTGCGATTGATTTCAATGAAAAGAAATACAATATAGAAACGGAATTACTCATCAAAGTTATAGAACCAGTCGAGGGTCTTACTCTCATCAGAAAATCTTTAACGGACAATATGATGGGAGATGCTTTATTTCTGGGATTACATCTTTATGGAAATTATTAAATCATCAGAAGATGTTATCTACGATTTTATCATTGACTATCATATAAGAAATAAAATACCCCCCAGCACTCAACAGATTGTTTCTCTTTCAGGAAAGAATCGATATATAGTCAGAAAATGGCTCAAAAAACTTGAATCTCGAGGATGGATTTACATTTACAATGAAGGGGGGCATACTCAATTACTCTTAACCCGAAAAGGACCTTATGATGAATGAAAAACCCCAACGAATAGCTATTGTAGGAACCAGAAAGTGGAACAGAAAGGATGCAGCTATCGTACTTGAAAAACTCTTTGATTATATTCATTCTCTTCCTGAGGATGCAGTTATCATTACAGGAGGAGCTCCTGGAATCGATTCAACAGCAGAAATGATCGCAAAAGATTGCTGTCTTGAAGTTAAAATTTTTCTCCCCGATTGGGATAAACATCCTAGATCAGCAGGTATGATTCGTAATGCTGAAATCCTGAATGATTGTGATAAAGTAATAGCATTCTGGGATGGAGAAAGTCCGGGAACGAAAGGTATGATTGAATTGGCCCGTCGAAGAAATCTACCTCTTCGAGTAATCTTGTTTTAATCGAAAATTTTATATTCTGGAGATAAAAATGAAATTGAAAAGCCTTCTTAAATCTATATTAATGATATTTCTGTTTCTGGTATTAATAGTAGTCCTTTTATTTGCATTAGCCCCCTGCTACTCAGCACCATCAGTTGCTGAAGCCCCTGGCTTCTGTCTGATGTTTTCATGAAAGGCATATGGAGTCATATTGTTATGAAAACAGGTCAGGAAACAGTATTTTCACAATCAGAATCTCTAGATCATGAAACACTCTTGACGATTGAAAGAACAGGCTGGGGAAAATCAAAATTTAAAATTGTTAGTTTAACTACCCCAAACATTCATGAAACAGATTATATCTATCGTTCAACCCAAGATGCAATAGATGCAGCCCGGGATTGGTGGGATAATACTGGCGAAGCTCTTTTTTACGGGGATGATCATGATACCTAATTTTGATCCAATACAAATTTCATTCAAGGACAAGATTCTAAATTGGTTAGGAAGTGGTTTAGAAGAAGATCTACAACATATATATATCAGAGGACCAAAGAATTGTTTGAGTTTTCTGATTTTAGCCATCAACGAGGCTGGGACACTAAAAAAACGAGATAAATTTTCATGGGGCCCACCTCCCCCTGGCTCTTCTACTTCTACTGCAAGCAAGACATGGGAAAAACAAAAACTCTCATATTATCGTGCTCAAAATGCTTATTCTATTATAAGGTTCTGGATAGAGGAAGATCTTCTTAATTTACAACAACTCAAATCCGTCGACGACATGCTAGAGACATTGGGGTAGGTAATAGACATGAGCGAGAAAGATTTTGAGGCTGGAAAACGTGTTGTTCTAACCCAATTAGTTCTGAGCGCATTAAAGGAATTGGGTTATGAAAAAGTAGAATCACTTGAATCACTCATCATACAACGAGAAGAAACAGTTCATGTTCTCAGACAGATTTGTACACAATATGGTGATAATGATTGGAACAGCGAACTCCCTCTGGGTCATGTTCTTAAAGAACATCTCTGGAATCATTTAATAACTGCTACCGAGGAGAGAGGTGAGGAATGATGCCACTGATTGAACATTCTACACACCAAATAAGATTTGAGGTTAACCCCGGATTTGCTGGTAAAAATATCTTTTTTAGAATGGGATCAGCAAGACCTATTCCTATTTTCAATGAACATATTGATGAACTTATCAAATTTTTGGAAGAGAGTTGGATGGGCAAAGCATTTTTAACTTGTTGGGCAATCGATACTATGGATTTTTATGTTTTTAAAGGGAAGATTTCTATCACGATGGGATCAATCTCTTTCTCTCTTTCTGAAAAAGGAAAAGTTAAATCCATAGAAATTTTGAAATCTGTTGTAAATAAACCTGACACAAATATTTCATTTGTATCTAATTTTCGATTTGAGGTTACTCTAAATTGGAACAAGGACGGGGAAGATCTCATGATGAGAGATAGGACAGAAAAATGAATCTCTACCAGGTATTTGTTATCGATGCCATGGTTCCTCTTGATGTTGGATTAGAAATCAGATACTGGGAACATGAAGATATTTATGAACTAATCTTTGCCGAAACACCCGGAAAGGCAAAATCGTGGTTCATGTCCGAGTATCACGAAATTGGTGCATTTGAATTTACAGATATCCGTTGTCGATTGCTCTGGAAGAATATTGATCGGGAATCTGGTCTCGTTAATTGGGATGACCCTGTCTTTGAGGATCCAGAATATCTGGCACAACTCAAGAAGGAATCATAATGAAACAGTATAACATGAACAAGGATATCATCATTGAAATGCCGGATAAGAGTCAGTGGCGATTGAAGGCTTTTTTTGTTGCTCGGGATCGGGCCGAGATACTGGGAAATGGGAACCCAGAACGCATCCACACGACACTTACCCATACGCTGGCCAGCAATGATCTATTGCTTGAATGGGCAAGTAACCATATGACCTGGCGACAGATTAGACATTATGCACAGCGAGTAGAACCTGCCGAGGAAAATTATGAGGATTGGTGGGCAATGGCCCACAAGCTGGTGGGAGATAAAAAATCATGATGAGAAATAAATATACACTCTGGTTGAAAGAACAAATCAGACTCTATACAAAGATGGAAAACGTAACTAGAATAGGCGAATACGCGCCTTCCAAATATGTTAATCAGGAACACCCCGATAAATACATCCTTTGGCTGGATGAGCAAATCGAAACCTATATAAAATTGGTAAGGGAGGATGCGGCCAAAATTGGCAGACCAGACCAATTAAAATTTGCTAATCAGGTTCTACGTGATACATTGGAAACATATCAGGAATGCCTAGATAAATACAGGGAGATAAATGATGAAAACGATTGAAGACTTGGCACGGGTAGAAATACCTACTGAAGCAGAACTTGACATTGCATTAAAACCTTTAGGAGTCCTGATAGGCATCATTATGATCGGTACAGAGAATCAACAACTACTGGATGCTGGGGGTCAGTTTTTTATGAGTTTTGTTGAATTTAAGGCGGCACTTCGTAATCTTTCGGAAGAGAATTAAATGCAAACAGGAGAAAGCAAATGAGTAAACTTTACAACAAATACCGTATTGTCAAAACAGATAATACACCAACCGACCCAGATGCGGTATATTTCGTATTAAGGATTGATACTGATCCAGCAGCACGAGTAGCACTATTGGTATATGCAGATCACTGTGGTGATGATCGATTGGCATCAGAATTGCGCATACTAATCAATAAGCATAATGAGATTCTGAACAGGCAGGAGAAAGCATGATGCAATATATTCATCGGTATTTTGAGATCGACACAGATTATGGCCCAGCTCGTGTCCTGGGTGATCCTGCAATGAGTGAAGAAACCAGGGAGGCACTTCGTCAGATGGCGATATTGGCATTTGAGGCCATGTTGAGAGGAGAACTCGGCAAGCGTGCCTGGGACGAGTTTAACCAGGACAATTGATGAATTTTAAGTGAACAGGAGAGACAAGATGAATAAACTTGACGACACTGGCATGAGACTGTGCGACCAGACCGATTGCGAACTGATTGCCACGCATACACTGGTCTGGACAGACCACAAATACTACTGCATGATCCATACAAACAAGGCAATAGGTATTGCAGATTACATGGGGTTTCCAACGCCACGCAATACGGTGCGTAAGATGACCATTGATGAAATGATGCCCGACTAACGAGGAGGGATAGGGGGATTCTGGCCCGTAAACCGGAAAAGGAAAAGGGCCACGAAAAAGTGACCTGAACCTAGAAATTCGGTCAGACCCTTATAAATCATATTATATCACAATAGCATTATACCGGGTTATATAGATTAATATATACATGGGTCTAATAATAAACATCGTTCCAAGTATTAACATGGCACAGGACTATATGCTTGTGTAATAATAGATAGGCAATAAAAAACCCGGTTAACTATACCGGGTCTATATTGTGGTCTATTCGATTGTATTAATTCTCTAGCCTTTATACTTCAGGGCAAGTATCGCACGAATGATTAACCTCCCTTCTGTCACAGTTGATTGATGAACACTGGCCAGCGCTAATTGTTGGGGTATGCCAATCTTGCGTATGCGCCTTGCCACAATAACAGGTTTACTGTTCATTGGTGGGCCACTCCCAGCATGAGGGATACATAGTCTGAAACAGGGAGAAGGGCACAACATATGCATCGCCTTCACGTATTAACTTAACATAGGCGATTGCTTCAAGCGGTGAATAGAATACATAGCTTGCCTTCTCAAACGTGTTGACAATGAATATTTCATCCTCAAACCGGCTTACTACTGGTGTATCCATTGCTGACATGATACTTGCCCCTTATAGGTTAATGGTAGAACAAAGGGGCAAGCCTTAACACTTGCCCCGACACTGAGTGTTAATTCAATTCAAAGGCCGCAATGATGATATGCGCCGCTTCCAGATAGTCCGGGGTTGACTGTTCATCATCACCACTGATGACAGTGAATAAACAGTCCCCGCCTGAACCATCGTCAATGACGACAGTTAATTCGCTATCGTCATACCGGACAATGCGAGCATAACGCCCTGGCACATCATTGTAGGCATCTGACAGTGTTGAGCGTGTCAACTTACGTATGGCGCTCATGGTTCGTTTACGGGGTTGATCTGACGACAACATAACAACATTGCCGCTCCCCGAATTGCGACGACCACGCCTGTTAATGGTCACGCCCTTGCGAGCAAGTGCATTAACAATAAATGCCTTGCTCTCGTTCTGGTCATCGGGTACGTCTTGCCCATATGCAATTTGATACTCCTGACGCAATGTTGCCATTGGTTGCCGCATTAATTCGCGTTTTCCTTGCCTTGCCATGTCATGCCCCTTATTAACTATTGAGGGTTTATCCCCTCTTGCATTAAATACAGTATCGCATTGTAACCTTGCAGAAACCTTGCAAGCCTTTACTGTAACCTTGCAATTCCCTTAATGACCTGTTGTGTACACCTTGCAGAATAATTAAGGCTTATTTATTATCCTATGTTAAATATTGGACGTATGTCTATTATTTTTATTAGACGTATGTCTCATATTTAACATTTAATTATATTAATTTCTCTCCTATTATATTTTATAATATTTGAGTTAGTTTCGATGTGAGTGGTCGGCCTCTGCGTGTCAATTTCATGAAAAGCCCCCCGGCGCTTGCGCGCCTGTGATGATTTTCTTGTCAATGAGATTCACGAGCCAGGAAATGAAAACCCCGCTTGCGCGTGTGCCTTGACCTCTCTCTTTGACCCTCCATTTCACGGACGCGCAAGCCCTCGCCCTCCTCTCAAAATAAAATCTCACCCCCCGTCGAATGTGCCAAATATCGGTGGTGTGCACGTTTTGAATGTGGGTCTTTCGCTGATTACCTGTTTTAAAGGTCGGGGAGGGGGTTATCATCGTGTGTGTGAATGTCATCATCTCGTGGGCACCTAAGGTGTATCTCTCTGAAATGACAATACTGAATTCTAAGACCTGTTATGAGGGTTTTATATGATGATACACCGTATCGGGGTGTAACAGTCCACCATGACGCTTATTTGATCACCTTAGTCTATTGTGGGTATCCCGCAGAGTACTAAAATGATGGGGGGAGAAATATAGCACCCTATGCCATGCCCATGCCCGTCCTTTGGGCCGGGCCTGTGGGCATTAAACAAAATGTAAGCTGGAAAGAGCGAGGAAAAGATCAGAAGGTAGTAATAAGTATATAGTAAGAGGTATAGTAGTACTGGACAGTATAGAGGAAAGACTCAGATAGAGAGGAATATGATCCTTGGCCTCTCACTTGACTTGAGACTGGCCTATCCTAGATAGCTCTCTCACTGAAACTAGCACTCTCGCTGAGACTTTAGCTTTCCTCCTCAGTGAGAGGGATAATTCCCCATGCCAAGGATTACTGTCAATTTACCCATGCCAGGCTTATGCCAGGATAATGTAGATGTAGAAATAAATGAAGATAATGAGGTAGAGGAATGAGAACCCCAGATAGGCCTAAGGCCTATCTGGTATGGTCATATAACAGATCAGAGGGATATAAGAGGAAAAGGTTAAAGACAGGGGGGAAAAAAGAGTATCAGCCCAGGAAGGTCAGCATGGCCAGAAAAGGGACATAATCTGGCCATGCCATCAGGGAATATCAGAGGGTGGTTTTTAGGCTGTATAAGGTGTATGGGTCATTTCCCGTAGCCAGGGACGTAATTTGGGAAGGACCCAGAATTGGACAGCAGCCTTTATATTTGATTCACAGGCAATGGAAAATTGATCCGGTGTTTTGGATGCCCAGTAAATATCAGGAGGAGAGGTAACCTTCCAGTCATGGATGATATAATCCCACTCGGAGTAATTATCATGGACAAGGAATTCCCGGGTAGTTTTGTCACCATCGATCAGGGTGGTATCAAAGGCCCTGACAATGCCAACAGGTGACAGCATAATTTTTCCTGCCAGAACAGTGGAAAGATCCTGCCAGGGTCGTTGTTCAAAACGGGGTGATACTTGTGTTTCCATCATATCTCCTTGTTTGCCAATACTCTAATCTCGAAAAGTTCAAAAAGAATGACATCCCAGCTATTGAGGTTTCCAGAAGGTTTGTTCTTGTTTTCTTCTGCGCCATACCAGAGGGACCAGGAAAGATAATCGTCCCAGGATAATCCTGTTCGTTTGAGGGCTCTTTCAAAGATTTTCCAGGCATCTTTTGCCAAATATTGCCGGTATCTTGGGAACCTAATAACATAGGTATTATCCCAGTATTCTCTTAAAAGTCTCTGGGCCAAATGTTTAAGGGTTTTGATTTCTGGTTTCATGTTACCCTTCTCCCAGTTTGTAATTTCTCCAAAAGAATGACCAGTCCGAGAGTTCCACATAAAGTAATTCGATTTTAAATTCACAGGATTCAGAGATGAGGGTCATGAGACGATCCCGGGAAGCCCTCGTCAAATCAGCCAAATGATATTCCTTAAGTGATGCCGGATATGTACGTTTCTGTCGCCAGATAGAAATCTTCCAACCTCTGGGAGAATAATGGGCTAGTTTTATTCCTGTTTTGAAATCCATTACAGCCTCCATTCAGGTTCAACAACTTGAAGTATACGAATGAAATCTCCTTCCCATGCAAAGAGGAGGCTCATATCGAGATTATCTCCCATGATGGAATTGAAATTGCCCAGTTGGGCAACTAGACTTCGAATCAACCAGATGGCCTTGGGGAAGGTATCATTCAGTTCTTCATCAGGAATTCCGCTTCGCAGATTAATGTAATCTAATGCTATGTTTTGGATAACAAGTTGGCTTCGCCTGATATCCGTATAAAGGTCATCAAGCGTTCCAAAGAAGTAGTAATGATACCATCTCCAGTTGGAATCAGGGTGAACTACCTTTGTCATATTGACATTATTGAAATCGGAGATCTTTTTGAGTCCGATGGTATCCCTTCCATGAATAGAAAAGGTGATTGATTCTTGATTCATTCCTCAGCCTCCTCCATCTGTTCCTGAACCCAGGTTTTCCAACTCTTGTGGGAGAGAGAGGGATTGGGATCCAGAATCAATCGTCGGGGTTTTCCGTGATCCTCAGGCCAGACCCAATCATATTTCCAGCCATCCTCTACAAAGTACCCGCAGGTACTGGAGCAAAGAGGTTTTCCTCCCAATGCCTTGATAAAGGCCAGGGCCTCATCCCAGTCATTGATGGGATCCCCCGTATAAAAGATGAGTTTGCTCTTTTCCCAGGCCGGACCGTTTTTCTTGCTGGGATATACTTCCCAACCCTTGTAAACTTCGGCGGGATCTTCCCCCA